AAAAAATGCGGTCGAGCGTGGGGCTACACTCGCGTCTCGACTGGGGGCCAAAGCGTCGCGTCTCAAATACCAACGGTTCAGGCAACAATCGACCGAATGGTGGCGATTGGGTATCAGCGAATCCCCGACCTGTTCTCTGATCATGGGGTGTCGGCGTTCTCCGTTGATTGGAAGGACCGGCCGCTTGGCAAGCAGATGTACGATCAGCTGCAACCGTACGACTGCGTTTGCGTCTCGCGACTCGACCGAATATTCCGCTCAGTCCATGACATGGCGAACACGATAAAGTCTCTGCTTGAACGAGACATTCACATAGTCACGGGCTGTGGATTGGACACGCGAACACCAATGGGCCGGCAGAGCATTGAAATCCTGTCAATGATGGCGGCGTGGGAGTCTCGCGATATTAGTTGGCGAACGAAAATGGCGATGAGTCACCTTAGATCACTGCGCGGGAAATGGTTCACCGACAAGTTCGTCCCGAAATGGATGGATGTTGTCTACAATGAAAATGGATGGACGTGCCACCCAAATCTGATAAAGGTCGAACAGTTCCGTGAGGTCCGGGAACTGCTGGATGTCAAAGGAATGAAGATCACCGAAGTTGCGGATTTCATGGAGGAGAGGATCGCCGCTAGGTTGGGCCGGCCAGTTGTTCCCGCAACGCGATTTAATTCGTGTGCGTGGATCAAGAACAACAAGGCGAGGCACACGGCCATTGAAAGGAAAGCCCTGAAAAAGTGGTTCAAGACTCGTCCGAAGGACAAGGACGGGTACATCGACCGCGAGTGGTCCTACATTGCAGTGAAGAACGCGCGGCGGGACATGGAATTCCTTGAAGATGTGATGTCGTCGTAGCCTCAGACTCCGTTGATCACCTTCTCTACGTCAATTGTCGGGATGTACCAGATGTGGCCAACCTGCCTCGCGTTTACAAACGTCTTGCTATGGCACCACCGTGTGATCGTGGCTGTTGTTTTTTCGCACCCACGTTTTTTGAGCATGTATCGAACTTCTTTGATCGTCAGTAGCTTTTCGTCAGTCATTGGTTCTCCTTATTTGAACTACTCCGCATCGTAACTGAACATTGATTGCATTTGCAACTCTTATGCGGTTGTGATTCATTCTCTGCACTCTAGTATTTCAGGTTGTTGTGTCGTCGCTAACGTTTAGTTCATGGAACCAAACAACGGCACACCACTAAGCGCTCCCAGCCTCACAAGTGTGATGGCGAGTCAACCGACGGCAGATGCCCCATTCGGTGATGGCGTCTCGCCTGTCGCGCCCGCACCTGTAGTCGACGCGACTCAGCAGCAGTTTGCTCCTGCCCCCGCCCCAGTTGCTCCCGTTCCTGCCACCGCTCCCGTTGAGGATGCAGTTGTTGCGGAGTTTCGCCAGTTGGGCTATGACATTCCATCCGGGATGGACCGAAAGACGTTTCTGGACCAGATCGCTAGCCAGATCGACAACGCCAACAAGATCACGTCGGAATGGGAGGCACAGAAGTCTGCCAGCAATCCAGATGCTGGAATCGTCGCTCCCGCTCCTATTCCGACTCCTGCCGCCCCCGCACTGAGCGATACCGCCAAGGCCCTGCAATCTCAGGGCTTATTGAAACAGGGTGCTGGCGGGGTTTGGGTCGCAAACGATCCTAATCTCAAGCATTTTGCGGACGAGGCGAATTCGGTTCACCAGTATCGGCAACAGCAGGCTCAGCAGTTAGTCGACTCTCCCGACAAATATATTACGCCACATGTCGAAACGGCATTTCAGCAGTTTGCTTCTCCGATTCAGAAGGAACTTGCTGAACTCAAGGCGACAATGGCCGCTGATCGCCAGCAAAAAGAAGACACACGGGTCGACAATTGGGTCAACCAGAACGAATCACAATTATTTGTTGGTGGTGATCGCCAGCAGTTTACGCCGTATGCCAAGTCGTACAATGAGTTTGCGGCTGTCGCCGACAGCAACGCTCAGTTTTTGGGGAAAACACTGACTCGGTCTCAGCGTCACGATCAGACGTTGAAACTCCTGTCCGTCAATGGTGTTGTTTCGCAGACTCAGCCGGTACCTCAGCCGGCACCTCAGCCACAGACATTCATGCAGCAAGCTGCAGCCCAGCCGGCAAATGGCAACTGGTTGTCGCAGCATCCAGCACAGCAACCGAATGGTTCTCCCCAGCTGGGCAGAACGCCAAGCGGACCCCCAAGACTAGACCGAATTATGGCCCTGCAGCAAGCAGGCCAACTCCCTCTGCCGCAGTAATGCGATCATTCCCCGTTGATAAAGGATTGTCATAATGCCTGGATTCCTGACTGTTACCGCACAGGCGGCTTTGCAGAACGTTCGCGCTGCCGCGCCTTTGTTCATGAGTGGCTACTCAGACCTCACGATGCGGAATCATGTCCTGCTTGACATGATGGAGCAGTTTGGCAACGTTGAGTACAATGCTGATTCAGTCATCTCATGTGTCTGGAAAATCTTGGTTCGTAAGCCCAAGGTTCGGACGTTCCAGAACACGACCCGCAAGACTTTCGGCGATCACAACGGCTTGGAAGAGCTTCAGGTCGATGTTCGTGGATACGAAAATGACGACTCGCTGAAAGAACTTGACTACAAGCGAAACCAAGGAAGCACCCAACTGATCAACCTGCTTGAGTTGAAACTGAAGCAGATGGGCCAGTCAATGTGTGAAAACATCGTGGAAGGCCTGTATCGCGATGGCAACACAACTGCCTATCAGGATGGGTATCAGGGCTTCGAAAGCTGCCTTGGAGCCAACAACTCAGCCCGTGGCGGAACTGATGCCGACAATGACGACGCGGTCATCTTGCCGTCTGACAGTTATGGCGGTCACAGCACTGACTTGGGCTACTTCGGCGGCACGAGCACTGCGGAGATTGCTTCCACCAGTCGCATGAATCAGGGTCAAGGTGCGGACAACGACTTCCCGTACGGTCAGGCCGACAGCCAGTATGACGCGATGAGTCCAGTTTTGTGGAACTACAACGCGGAGAGATGGGGTTCAGGCTCAAACCTCTGGGTTGACAACAACGAAGACGTGGTCCGTGAAGCGCTGAACGTGCTACACAACCGCACCGGAATTGGCCCAGATGCGAGAATCGCGTTCCTGATTGCTCCTGACTTGTATCCCGGATTGGAAAACCACTTTGGTGATCGCTTCCGGATCGCACAGACCGCAACTGGAAATCACGGGTTTCCTGAGTATCAGACACTGCAGATCGACGGTTGCAGTTTCAAGTCCGACAGCGGCTGCCCCTCCGGTATCGGTTATGGCTTCGTCGCCAACCACATGGAGTTCTTCAATCTCGGCACCATGAACGGCGGCGGCGAAAAACCAATGATCGACGTGTTCGGCCCAACTTGGGAAGACGCCATGGGCGCGTACATCATGCGTTCAAGCACATTCGGCAACCTGCGGATTCAGCCGAAGTTCGTGACAAAACTCGCATCACTTGCTCACTATAACGGTCAGATTGCATAAGCAGACAAGTTCTCCGTTTGTCATCCTCACGCTCGCACAGGAAACTGTCGCGAGCTTGAGGTGGTGATAGATCACAGCTTTGGCTCAAAGCCTCGTAGGAAACAGGAATTTCAAATATGTCCGAATTCATCACAAGCATGCTTCGTGGCCAAGTCAACATTGTCGACGAGGCCAATGGTCGTATTCTCGGTGAACTGTGCCGGCTTGAAGACACGAGCCCACTCACAGGTCTTCGCGGGACAAAAGTCAACACGGGAATGTTCTCAATTGCCCGCATTGTCAAAAACGCTGGATCTGCTCTGGCACCCGGCGTCAACGCGATTTACGACGCAAACCTCTACGGTACGCACGTTGACGGCTCTCCCGCCGATGGCGTTTCTGCAGATGGTGTTGTGGACCCAGATCTCACGGCCAACGTGGCAACAGGGGATACATTCCTACTGTTCATTGAGGGTCCATGCAAGGTCATTGTCAGTGCCGCAATCAGTGGCCAGTATGTGATCCCGTCAGGATCAGGCAAGTTCAAGACCTCCACGAATGTTATTGCCTCTAATGGTCGCACAATGGCAGACGGAACTTCGCTGGCTGACAACGGAACCTTCCGCGTCTTTCTGCAATGTCAGGGACGTGGTTAACCGACGGAGGCGAGAAGTCGCTTCCATTCACTCTACTTCTCAAAGCTCAGGTACAGTCATGGCAGACAGTAATAGCAGCCAGTTACCCAAAACGAATGGCACTCCGATTAAACCAGAGACCCTGTCTCCGGGAACACGCGGAGGCAAGTAAAGAAAGTCTCCAGTGGTTTCGGAATCTCAAATCTCCCAAGAATTTGGCAAGGACATTGTCTGCGTCGAATGTGGAGTTCCGAAACCGCCGAAGAAGTTCAATGACGACAGCGTAGTGTGCAAGTCCTGCACGCCCAAAGTCATGAAGCGTCAAGAGGTTACGATCTCTGCTGATGAGCACGCTCGCAACGACTTCACGAGTCAGCTTGTGGAGATGCGAAAAACTGCTGACCCTCAGATTGTCACTGGCGTCCAGAAGGCTCTTGAAATACTCGGCCAGTCTCCACAGGAGGTTATGGCTGAGGTGATTCTGGAGATGCGGAATCCATCCAAGGACCGCAACGACTTGTCCATGGAGCAGCTTGCGGCGATGCCAGTCGACTTCAAGACGATTGGTCATTACCTGAAAATGCTTCAGGAAGCCCAGAAAATTCATGACGAGGATCTAAAGGGCGCTAATCCATTCGGCAATGCAACGCCGGAAGACCTCCGTGCGACAATGTTGCAGGGAGCCATTGAGCACTCAGCTGATGACATTAGCCTACGCAAGCAGTTAATCCATGGGTTCCTTGAACGGTGCCCAACGTTCATTGCTGAGGTTTTAGAAGTCGCCGAACAGATCAAGAAGGAGATGACAGTACATGCCTCCGCTTGATACCCGCTCACTGATGCTGGCCGCCGCAGCGCTTAATGATCACGACATGGACGGGCTTCGCCTGTTCCGGCCGACTGAAATGCAGGAAGCCGCACTCAAGCGGATGAGCTTAGAGCACGTCTTTGAAGTCCTGATTGTTGCTGGTAACCGTGCTGGCAAGTCAGTTCTCGCAGCCGTTTTCTTTGCTTCGTTCCTTCGCGACGTTCCCGTCACGTGCCGGTCTGGTGAGAAAATCTACTGCCGCCCTGATCGACTACGCGGGCAGACGGTCAATGCGTGGCTGATTGGTGACCACCTGAAGCACATTGGGCAAACTCTCTATCGGCTGCTGTTTGATCCTGAACCGTCCAAGGGGTTGTTCAAAATCATTAAGGACGAGGTAACTGGGGCGTGGAGAGCGTGGCAGCCGGAACTGTACGACAACGACTGGGATCGTAAGAATGAAACGCGTTGGGCTCCACCAGTCATTCCTCCATCGACCTTTTCTCGTGAACCATCTTGGGCTCACAAGGGCGACCATGAGTTTCGCAATATCCGATTGTTAAATGGTGCGACAATCTATGCGTTTGCGTCTTCCGCTGAGGTCAAGCAGGGCGACCCGGTCGATATTATTTGGAACGACGAGAATATCGTCACGAAAGATTACTACCAAGAATGGATCTCACGGCTTCGCGATGACGAAGGCATGATCATGTGGTCAACGATCCCAAGGGATGAATGCTACGTGTTCAACTCTGTCATCGACCGCATGGAGGCGTGCGAAGAAGAAGTCGAGAAGGGCGAGCGGGATGCCGACGAACTTCACTGTGCCAAGATTCACCTGAGCTATCTTGATTCGCCGTTCATCCCTGACCGCCAGAAAGAATTAGCCAAAGAACAAGCTGGCGATCGTGACGCGCTGGTGCGAATTTACGGGGTTCGGTCCTCACGAATCATTGCAATTTATCAGGACTTCGACGCTGATTACCACACCGTGCGGTATCACGACGAGACGATGAATGACAAGTTGACGGCGGTTCTCGAGAAGAACAACTGGTCACCACCCGCGGACTGGACGCGGGAGTTAATTCTTGACCCGGGAACGCAGAAGCCTGCAATCCTGCTAGGGGCTATCCCTCCACCGGAATTGTGGGATCACGACGAGCCATATTTCGTTCCCTACGCCGAGTTGTTTATCCGTCGCATGCAACCGCTGGATATGGCGAAGGCGATCATGCTCCGCGAGAAGAACTTCCACTTTGAGCGATTCATTATCGACAATCGCATGGGACGGCAGAAGCCACCGGGCTTCGTTGAGACTGTTTCGTACCAGTACACAAAGGCGTTCAAGGCAGCCGGACTAGAGTCACGGCAGACGGGATTCGGCTTCATTGCCGGGGATGATGATTTTGCCCGTCGCTCGAAGCAGGTTATTCACGCAATGCGACAACGCCCATGTGGCAGACCGCAGTTGCGATGCGTTATTCCAGGGGTTCCAAATCTCGTCAAGCAACTCAAGTCCAACATCCGGAAGACCACTCCAGACGGCGAGGCAAAGGAAGAGGCGGCCGACAACCAGGTTGATGACATGCGTCAATGCTTGGAGTATTGGATTTCCCGTCGTCCCAAATATGTCACTCCACCAACAGTTTCAATCGATGACGCTTCCTTTGCATTGCAAAGGCATCGACAATTAACGGCAGAATATGCGGCGAGGCAACCGCTAAAGAAGGCCACTCAATTCAACATAGGAATCCCATCATAATGGCTCAGGCAACATTGATACCAAACGAGACAGCAAAGCCGGCAAAGCCAGCGAAGAAACCGAACGCAAAGAAGCCCTATGTCAGCACTGAGGGGTTGTCCATTGCTGACTTTGTTTTCTGGCACCCGGCCGGGGAAACACGCAATGGGTCTCTGCCTGCATTGATCATTCAGGTCCGGGGGCCCACAACGTTGTGTCTGCGGGTTTTCGGCGAGAATGGGGACGACGCGAAAGACGCCGTCAAGCATTCTGATGACCCCACTCTGACAAAGAGGCACCGTGTTAGTAGTGGCACATGGACTCGACGGGACGCTGAAGACTAATGTACAAAGACGTACACCAACTCCAAGGGCAGTTCTATGGTCCGCTCACGGCCATCTGGCTAGAGCGAATCAAGGCTGCTAAGCACGCCAAGAAACGGTTCATTGCCATTGGCAAGACGTGCAACGATTTCTACGAATCCCAAGCTGGGTTCATGTGGAAAGAAAAGGAGTATTTCAACGGGGATCTTCCTTCACCGAAATTCGCGTTCACTATTGCCAAGGCGTTTGAATTCGTTTCGATTTTCGGGCCGCATTTGTATTGGCAGTACGCTAGTCGCAAGGTTTTCTCTCAGCGAAAACTGAAGTTAACTCCTGAGATTTTTGGAGACCCCAACGATCCAGCCGTTCAGGAGATGGCCGGTCAGGTCATGTTGCAGGAGGCTCAGGAAGAAGCTCTTACGAACTTCGGCAACCAGATGATGTCGTTGTATCTGGACTGGTCTCAACGTGAGCAGCCGGCTGGGCTGATTGTCCACGGGATGCACGCGGTTACGGAGTCACTCATTAAGGGCATGGGGCTGCTGTGGACGGAAACGTATTCCCCTCGTGGCTCCGAAGCCGTCTACACCAAAAACACCTACGGTACAGTTGATGATCTATTCGTAGATCCGGATTGCCATGATCCGCTGTGGGACACTGCTGGCTACATTGTTCGCAAGCACGTGGACCCCATCTGGTTTGTTGAACGCAAGTTTGGGCTAGAACGAGGCCGACTTGATGGCATGGGCACAGTCAAGAGCAAGGAACACCAAGCACGCCAAGACACGAACCAAGCACAGAAGGACAAAAAAAAAGACACGTTCGACTGCATGGAATGGTATGAAGTCTGGTCGAAAGTCGGTGTTGGTCCTCGCACAAAAGACCTGAACCACCAGATGGTCGACGCGTTTGATCAGCAGGTGGGTGATGACGCCTATCTTGTTGTCGCGCCAGGCGTTCCGTTCCCGCTCAACGCACCACCAGAGAAGTATTTTGGGGACAATCCAGCGACTTCAGACGAAGTCAAAGACATGTTCAAGTGGCGATGCACCAACTTCGGTGCTGAGTTTCCTTGCAATAAAGACAACCGCTGGCCTGTTGCGCGGCTTTCGTACAACCCGATTCTCAACTCACCATGGCCTTTAGCCCCATTGGCTCCGGGGCTTGGGGAGCTCATCGCACTAAACGTGCTCACATCGAGCTATGTCGATCAGGCGTGGAATAATCGCCAGCAGATTCTGGCGTATGTCGAGTCAGCCACCATAAGCCTACAGGAAGCTCTTAATTCAGATGCGGCGTTTGTGAAAGTCCCGCTGAACGACAACATCAACAGCAACATCAATGAGGTCATGCAGTTCCTGCAGCGTCCAGCAGCCAACACTGACCAGCTTGCGGCGATTCAGATGATGGCAGCCGCGTTTGATCGTCGCGTTGGCCTGTCGGAATTGCACTACGGGGAATCAAAAACTCAGGTGCGAGTCGCAGCTGATAGTCGTCAGAAGTCCGACGCGGTCAACATTCGTCCCGAGAAGATGTCTGGCGATGTTGCTCGATTCCTGACCGATGCCTCTCAGTTGGAAATGTTTCTGGCAGTGATGCACGTTCAAGGCGTCGATCTCACTCACTTGCTTGGCGGATTCGGGGCGTCGCAATGGGATCAGTATTTCGGCCAGATGCCCATTGAGCAACTCATGCGGGAAGCCAAAGCGACGGTTGAAGCCTCTGAGGTTCGACGGCCGAACAAGGAACGCGATACGGCAAACGTCCAGGCCTTACAGCAGTTTCTTCTCCCGGCGCTCCAACAGTACGCCCAATCGACAACGGACACCAAGCCAATCAATCAGCTCATTGAGATGATGTCTGAGGCGATGGAGCTTGCTGGCGAGCCAATCCAGTTGCCTCCGTGGCAGCCACCAGTCAACGAAGAGCAGCAGCAGATTCAGCAGCAATCTCAGCAACTGGACATGCAGAAGACAGCCGCTGAGACCGAAGCGAAGAATGCCGCCGCGAAAAAAGCGATGGCAGATGCTGCAGCAACGATGATCAAGACACAGATCCCCGGTGGGATGATCGGCGAAATGGAGCATGAGCAGAATATGCGGCAGAAGGAAGAACTGCATGAGCAGTTGCTGGCGCACGACGGACAGAACCAGATTCAGATGCTTCTGTTCAATGATGCTCAGGGAAAACAGAAACTCAAAGAAGGCAAACAGAGTGAAGACTAAACTAAAACAACTCGACATCCCTGATGACATTCAGGCATTCGGTGATTGCCCGATGCGATGCGGCGACAAGACCGTCATGCAGTTCTTTCTAGAATCTGTTGCTGCCGGAAACACGCCGAAGTTCGCGGAAACGCTGGCGATGCAACAGGCTCCGGGTATCGGAATCACGAATGCTGTCTTCCAAAGCGACCAGCGGCGTCACGGCCTTTCAATTCTTGACCGGATGAATGGAGACCGCCGTGCCGTCGAGAGACTCAGGGGGCAACTCGCGAAGCAGGGGTACAGCCTCAAGTCCGATGATCACTATATCCCGACGGCCGCAGCGTTCCCCGGTGACGTGAACGCAGTCCTTTCGAACACGAACACGCGTGAGAGTGTCCAGAATCATGCCAATCATGTTGCTGAGGAACGACTGAAGCCTAAGCCGCATGTGGCATTGAATCCCAGAATCGTTAATCGCATTGCACAGGAGAGGATCAAAGCAGATCCCAGCTTGGCAAGAAAACCCCGTGCCGAACTCGCCGCCTCGATCATTGAGCGGCACGGCAACAACAAGAAAGACTGATGATGAGACCAGACAAAATGACCCCCGAAAAAAAATGGTCGCAGATTGAGGGCGCAATCCGAAGCACAGTAAAGGTTCCCAAGCAGGGAGCTGCGATCTTGATTGAGTTCCTGAAAGATCTTCGGGACCGCAAAGGCGGAAGCCTGGGCAAGTGCCCGAATGAGGGTCAAGTCCAGCAGTTGCGGGAAATGGTTGAGGATCTCTCAGAGTCCGTCGTCAATCTGAAAAGGCGATTGGAGGCGCTCGAGCCTGAAACTGATCCTGAAACTGAGCCTGAAGCGTAGTTCCCCGTTTTAGACTGTTTTTGAGATATGTCCGATGTCAGAACTCCTATCTTACAGTGATGTGTATGAGCACCTGCTTGACGTGTTTTACCAAAACGGTAAAGCCGTCGGGCGGCAGGCTCGGGTTCTGCGCAGGGCAATTATTGAAGCCTATCGGCTGCTGCCTTCCCTCGCGAATTGGGAGTATTTTCGCCGCACTGGATCAATCAACACATCCCTCCCCGTGACTTACGAGGGGGTCGCGTACACAGTAGCAGACCTGAAGCTCACGTTGTCCTCCGGCACATGGGGCGATGATGTCGAAATGGGATCGGTCACAATTGCCGATCGCCGATATCGAATCATCAGGAAATTGTCTACCACAGTCCTGCAGTTAAAGGAAGGGCCGGCTGCAGATGTCACGGGATCTGTTCGCTGGTCACAGGTTCGATACCTGTTGCCTATGGACCTAGGCGATATTGTTGAACTGACAGACACGGGGTTCTACTCGTTCAGTCGCGTCCCTGCGGTTAATGTGTGGGAATGGCAGGAGATGATCAACATTGATTCCATGCCAGCACACTGGGCGATCCTGCCGTCTGCGGCAAACCCCGGTCGCTTGGAACTGTGGCTGTCTGGGTCAGTCGAATCATCCCGGACTCTCCGCTATTTGTATCAGGCCCGAAACACTGTCATCCGGTTTAATTCAATCGAGTCGAGCACAGCGAATGGCAATGTCACTGTGAGTGGAAGCACTGCAACTTTCAGTGAGGGAATCCTCAACTCGAATCACGTTGGTTCGGTATTCAGGACTTCAGTGGACGCTGACTCACCAACAAGTGAATTCGGCAAACTGGTGAAGGACAACGCAACGGGCGTCTACGAAAACACGTTGAACCCGGCGATCTCTGAAAAGATTATCATTTCAGTTGAAAGCACAGTCTCTGCGACCCTGTCATCGGCTGCGGAATCCCAGTCAACAGTCGGATTCTCGATGTCTCCACACATCGACGTGAACTTCGAAGGCATGTGGGAACTGCTATTGCGACTGGCTGAGGAACAGTACGACATCCTCACACGCGCGGAGGCATCGATTCGACGAACATCCAAGGCAGAGCGAATGATGGCGTTTCGTGCAGCTCTCAGGGCTGACGCGCCAGGCCAAGAGCGTTCTGCGAACAGGCGAATTTACTTCTCGGTCGAGGGGGCTGATTAGATGGCCAGTCCAGCAACGAGCATTGAGCACTGGTGTCTCTCCACTGTTCACGGCACTATCAGTCAAATGGCGAAGAACCATAGGTTTTCTGCTATCCCCGGAGACAGCATTCAGGAAGTCAACAAGGAATCGGTCATCATTCGGCTGAATCGTAGACCAAGCAATGATGAGCGTTCTCAGCAGGCACCAGAACGGGGGATCGATTTACCCGGATTCATTGTCACGTACCGCGGCCACAGGCGACCAGTCACGGCTGGCGAGAACACAGTGGATGATGGAGTCGTCGAGATTCTGGTTCAGTTAGTCGATGCAGGCGATGATGGCGATGCAACGAACATCGCGTCGTACATGGCGTGGACCGCAGCAATTCGATTTCAATTGCAGGGAGCTCCGGGATCGCTTTCACCTTTGGCTCAATGTCCGTTATCATTGGGCCAAGTTTACATGGTTCACGTTTCAGACATGAATCCCTCGGACGAAACAGATTGGGCATTCAGTGAACATTTCCGAATGGCGCTCAACGTTGAGTGTTTCACACGCACACCCAGAAAAGTAGAACGATAAGGAAATCGAATGACCATTACACTTGGCAGTGAAATCGCACCAGCCGTTTTGGCCCGCCTGAACATCAACGCCAAAACCATCTGTTTTGCGAGTGCGACCCCAATGTCCACACGCGAGATCGTGACGAATTCCGACAACAACATCTGCGGCGACTTGGACCCATTTATCTCCCGAGCTCAAAAGGGCCGCAAGATGGTCAAGTGGCAGTTCGCATTTGACCTCACTTACCCGATCGCGGAGCACATCTTTCCGCTTCTGGGTGTTACAATCGCTCCGGGCGCTAATGGTCCATGGACGCTCGGCCCCACAGACCCGCTCGTGTCATTCGCGGTTGTTATTGACATGGTTGGCGAGATCCACAGCATTGCTGAAGCATTCATCACGAAGTTTGCTTTTCGGGGATCAAAGGGTAGTCGCCCAGTCCAGATGACCATTGACGTAGTTGGTGTCGATGAAGTGGCCGGTACGTTCACTGTAGACAAACTCGACTTCGGAGATGAGTTCGCGTTCACTCACTCAAGCCTGACGATGGAGAATGATGCTGGAACACCAGCCTACGTTAACCGCCCGTTTGACCGATTCATGTTGCAGGTTGACAGCAATCCAATCATTGAACACAACAACTCAATCACGATGACGGACATCCAGATTGGCAACCGGCAGTCGGTGTTCGCCACCTCGATTCCGTATGTGACCGCACATAATGACACGTTTTTCAACGCTCGCGACTTCGACGAAGGAATCGGGTCAGTTCTGATCTTAGACAACGGCACCAAGGAACTTACATTCACAATGCCAGCCGGTATCGGCGTTGCCCGTCCGGGTAACATCACTGGCAAGGCTGATCAGATCCGCACTCCAGTCACAATGCTCTTGCATCGTGATATTGAGGAGGATGATATAACTCGGATTCCGCCAATCACGATATCGCAACAAGACTCACCATGATCGATGACGGCTACACCGAAGAGTTTCAGGGGTTTCGCTTTCGGCCATTGCTGGGGGTTGACCGCCTGAAGCTCGAGGCGCTTCATAGGCTTGAAGACTGGTGGGGAATCGATGACATCCTCTGGTCGCCAATCCGATTTGATGGGGGGGAGCCTGACGAGACACAACTAACGGAAATCACGAAGCGACAGCTGGAGTGGGATGACGAGAATGATTTCAACAATTTGAGATCCGGCCTTGAGATCGCACTTAAACATCCGCTTCTTTCACTTCGCTCCTGCGAGCTTTGCAAAGCGTGGTGGTTCAATCAAGACACAGGGTACGTTTGCTTAAATGAGAGAGGGCCAATCAGGCGGAAGCGACACGCAAAGGCTTCTTGCGAAACAACAGCCGGATGCGAGAAAGGCCACCACTCCAGCCCAGCAGAGTGGAGTCCAAGAAATCAACAGGCATGGAAGCACTATCTGGAATGGCGTCACGTTGGACTGCCAGACCTTCATAAGCAATGCCCGATCGTTCGAAGGAATTGGAAACTGATCGGCGATATGATTGAACAGTATGGACTACCGAAAATTCATCTCGGAATTCCTGGCACGCCAGGGAAATAAAGATCCGGCATCCATGCTGGATGATGACATGCAGGGACTCATTAGTCTTTCGCGTGATCAGGAACTGGATGAACGCACAGACATAGTTTCCTCCGATGGAGAGAAACGTGAAGTCAGGGATGTTGACGAGCTAACGGAGGATTCGTTGAGCTTGACACTGATGTCAGAACCGGCCATGGACTCGGCCATTTTCACACAAGAAGAAGCGACGGAGGGAGATTCCGCTGTCGCGAACGAAGTCCCGGAGAGTCAGCCAACGCTAGTTTCCCCACCAGAGGAATTGATTTCTGCGATCGGAGACGAAGCCGAATCAACTGAACCGTTAACCACAGAGGCACAACATGCAGAGGCGATCACAGCAGGAGCAGATACGAGTCAATCGATTAGTCCAACAGTACCAGACCAGAGTGAAGTCCTTTCAGCATCTGCCAGCCCTGCATCAGTCACTGATGTAGTTACTGTATCGAGTCCCACTCTCCCGGATGTTTTTATTACTCCGGAAGCAGATATTGCTGACCCAGATTTGTTCACCGGAGACGGTGCCGTCGAGCAGGAGAACTCACGTCAGCCAGAGTCCGAACTGGCAGATGTAGTTACTGTATCGAGTCCCACTCTCCCGGATGTTTTTATTACTCCGGAAGCAGATATTGCTGACCCAGATTTGTTCACCGGAGACGGTGCCGTCGAGCAGGAGAACTCACGTCAGCCAGAGTCCGAACTGGCAGATGTCAATAAGCCCCGAATCGATGAATCAGCAACAGACGCAACCCCAACGGAACCCACTGAACCCACGGAATTCAATGAAGTCCTGCCGCTTCCAGTCGCACTTGTCCAGGCAGCAGACAACGAACTCACAGCCGAGATTCAACAGGAAGGGCCGGCTAGTCCTGAGTTAATTGCCAAGCCACAGGGAAGCCTTATTATAGCACCAGAAGGTCGAGAAGCTGAATTCACCGAGATGCTAATTCAGGCAGAGAATGAGGCAATGAGCGCTGATCGCGGGGGGCTGTCGGCTTCGATAACAGTCCCCGGATTTGATGACCTACCATCACTGGAAACATTCTCTCCCGGCGTCACGACAGAATCGGAAAATATCCTACGCCTTGAGAGAGCATCGAATAGCATTCAAGTGTGGGAGAGATCATGAGCGGCGTCTTGGTATTCAACAACAAGGTGCATCCCGTTGACGAGGTTGGCATCAAGATCGATTCCCGCATTATCGAGTCGCCCAACAAAGAGCCGCTCACGAGGATTGATCGGTGGACGATCGCAGGCGCTTTGGTCAATGACGGTTCACCGGAAGGCCTGAATGGCGCCATGCGTGACCTGGAATTAGCTTACGCAGATGGTGCCCAGAACTACGGTGAGGTGTCGTACACAGCAAATGGGAACACTCACACCTTGAGCGACACGGCATCTTTCTCAGGCGTCCGTGTTGTCAGCTTCGGCTACATGACCGGTCCTTGGAAAATGCACACCGAGATGTCGAACCGGCGTGCATTCTATGCCGTCATTCAAGCTGAATACCGACTGTCCGCTAAGGTGATCAAGTACCAAGAGCAGGTGCTGAGAATTGGCAATGGTGGGCCACGGTGGCGATACATGCCTAGCCTGACGGGAGCACCGGAGTACCAAACCCTTTCGGCGGCAACAACAATTAAGTACGTTCAGCGGGGAATGCTTGTCCTGCTTGACGAGCTCCCTGAGGCCAATGAACCTGTCTTCCCCCTTGTCAACATGCACGGGGAACGAGCACGAATCACCTATCATGCACCGAAATCCATCACGAAGAACGGCGACTCTCAGACCGAGGACATGCACTCTGTTGAGTGGCACTATGAAGGCGAGTCCGCGATCTTCCTGTTCCTGAGCTCATTCGAGGTGCCAGAACTATGACACAGGGGTCAGTCACATACGCGGGCGTCCTACTAGCAAAGGGTGCCATTTACACTCAGGTCCGAGGCGTGGCGCCGGACAAGGTTTCCGTGCAGATTGTTCCGCAGAGCACGTCACTGGCTGCGGTCGGTGCGGTTACGTTCATCTACGGCATTGAAACGCAAACACTACCAGATTGCTTGGCAGACAAGTCCAACGTTCACATATCGCCAAGCGGTTTCAAGGGGAGCATCACGCTTCAGGATCGACGCTGGCGATGGTCGCGGTATCCGTCTGTGAGCTACCACTTCAATGAGCGAGATACTAATGGCAACCTCATTGCTGCAACGCTATTCAGCCACCGTCAAATCGTTACCCAGTTACTTGCGGACATCGGCGAAACAAACATTGACGTGTCTGCCGTCGCCACTAACTTCTATCCTGAGGTCGACGTGTATTGCATGCGACCAGATACTCTGCTCGACCAAGTCACCTCCGACTGGGGGTACGGGATTTGCTTAGGCTTCAACGCTGACCCAGTGAAGGTTGTTCAAGTCGGGGTTGGGGAATCGCTTCCTACCGAAAATTTGATGGCAGCGGCTGAAGGGCTAGATCCGCCGACTCCTCCACAATACGTGAGAGTCTGCTTTGCACCGTCAGTTGCGCAGGCCCGATTCAAGATGATTGCGGTGGGGATGGACACTGACGGCAACATCAAGCCAATTGCGGACCTGAGCTATGCTCCGCTTTCCGGATGGGAAACTGAAAACCCTGAAATGCCAAACGTTCTCAAAACGTACGACAAGGACTCGGATGAATACAAACTCGCAATCAAGACCGTTTTTCGGTGGTACATTCCCGCCACATTTGCTGATGGTGGATTGAACTTGCCAGACGGATCGGGGCTGATTTCCAGCATTAACCAAGTGCTTCCGATGTTGCCACAGCTTGTGGAAACGGAATTCATTAACGGCGTCCCGTACAATCCTCAACCGCGAGTCTATGGGATTCACATGCAGAGAACTGCGCCTGTCCGGCTGCCTTCGCTAATCAATGACGAGGTTGGGTTTCCCTTCACGTTCGACGAGCATCGCGGGCTGGTTGCGTTCAGTGAAGCCGTGTTTGTTAGTAACACAGTAGAGGAAACAATCTCGCCGTCAGAGTTGTATCTGGAATCGGCGTTCCGGCTCCGCAACTCAGTGACGAACCAACTGGCATCATACATGAAGGACACGGAAGTGAGTTCGTCAGGGTTCGGATACCACTCAATTAACGACCCGACTAATTTCGCCCGAACAGTTGTCACGTACGACTCCGACCACGTGGTTACAGGGACAATCACGAACCGAGTGAACCTTGACTCACTAGCGGCTGAGTATTCAGCGAACGCTTTGGGAATGTACACGTATTCCGCCCGTGATGTTGGCTGGTACAACCGCCCGAAGTTCGATATTCGGCTGGATGGTCTCATTTCGCAAATCAAGCATGTCATCACTGACGGCGACAGTAACGAGCCGGGGCATCACACCGTCGCTTCTCGTAATATGAACACCGACCCATTCACTCGAACGGAACCGCAGAAGCAACGGGACATGTTTGTCCTAAGCCAGCGCAGCGATCTCACGCGAGACATGGTCGCCAAGCAGAAAGTATTGAAGGGCAATGAATAGAAACTCATTCCAGTCTTTACGGACGCAAGACTTCAGCTCAGTCATTCACTGGCAGAACACGTCAGAGGAGACCGTGCCTGCCTATGGCGTGGTTGAACTGGTCGAGTATGTCGCGGAGACGAACACCTACACAATCACAAAACCGACAGCCGGCGGAAATTTCTGGTTGGCAAATGGCGAGACGCCTGTTCCTGCCGGCGATTGGGGCGCGTCGCGCCTTTGGCATCTTCCACAACACGTCTTGTGCTCTGTGAGCCCCGACGTTGGCACTGGCCTCGCAGCCGAAGCGGGTTCATGGGAAATGAGCGAGGGCGGGTTCGTGACTCACCTTGCTGAAGTCGAATCAGGTATTTGCTCTGCGATTGCCCGTGGTGAGTCACGGCACTTCGCGGTCCTAGTCGACGACTTGCCAGCGTCGCCAGCCATCTACGCGACTGGCACGATTGACGCGGACAGTGATCAGTTGACGACGTCCGTTGATCTGTCGGGGTACATCGACGACTACACTGTAATCATCTGCGGCGCTGGCGTAGACGGCGTGCCGCTCGTCACCACGATCACAGCCGCCACATCCACAGTGGCCACGCTGGGCGTTGACGCAACCACCGCCGTCACAGACGC